GGCAGGTTTCAGTTCATCGGCAAGCTGGTCCGCAACGGGCAGCTCCGCGATTTCCGCCTTTTCGGGGGGATCGTAACGGAGAACTGCTCTCAGGGATTAGCGCGGGACATCTTCTCGGACATGATGCTGCGAATTGCCGATGCAGGACACAAAATCATCTTGCACGTCCACGACGAAGTAGTAATCGAGTGCGAAGAGAGTGACGCAGAGAAGGTGCTTGCAGAGTGCCTCGGAATCATGTCCACTCCTCCTACTTGGATTCCCGACATCCCGCTGGCAGCAGAAGGGAGCATCCTTGATTTCTACGCAAAATGAAATACCGCAGCCTCAAAAATCTCAGAGCAACCGCCGTCTCTGTGGCCGACCACCCGTCGTCGGCAAACCCCATTCCGAAGTTCCCGAACAAGCCTGCCTACCGAGCGTGGTGCGCCGATGCCAACACCGACCACTGCTTCTACTCGCTCGGGGAGGGCGACAACCCGTCCGTCCGAATCGGGGAGGAAAACCCGATCAACAAGCTGCATGGGTTCGTTGCGGACTATGACGCGCCGGTGGATTGGGACCGTGTCGAGCAGCTGATCAAAGACCGCGGCGACGGTGCCCCGCTGCCCACGTGGCGGACCCGCACCCAGTCCGGTTACGCGCGCCTGATCTGGGAATTCGAAGAGCCCCTTCCGATCGCCCCGCAGATGGCAGAGCCCTTCCTGAAACGGATGTGCGACGTGCTGCAGGCTTCGAGACTGCTTGGCGGCTTCGACCGCACCAGCCTGAAACCGACCCAGCACTTCGAGCTCGGTACTGAGTGGGTCCGTATGGGAGACCCCTTGCCGGATTCGGTCACGCACACTGTGTTGATCAAGGCGTCAAATGACGTGGTTGTTCGGTCGGAGGACACGAACATTCCGATTGACGACGTGGCGGCGCAGCTCAACAAGCGGTTCCCAAACCGGTGGAACGGCGAGTTCGTCGTCGGCGCACGGGGTCCCTTGTTCTGGATCGATGACGGCATCGACCGCGAGGGGTGTCAGGTCCGCGAGGACGGGATGATCTGCTACTCCGACCGAGCCGGTAAAGGGTTCGTGTCGTGGCGGGAGATCTTCGGCAAAGCCTTCGTCGAGCAGTATGAGGAGAAGAAGCTCGGGTCGCTGGTCGGGCAGTTCTGGTTCAGTGGCAAGAACTACTACAAGCTGCTCAACGGCGGACCCATGGCGATCCCGAAAGAGCAGGTGGTTCTTGAGCTCAGGCGCATGGGGTTCAGCCCCAAAGCCAAGAAGGGTCAATCCCTGTCGGAGGTCGAGCAGGCGCTGCTGTATGTCAGCAACGACTGCCGCGTCGACGAGGTGGCTCCCGTGGTGTTCTCACGCGAACGGGTGGTAGCCTTCAACGGACGGAAGATCCTCAACAACTGCAAGGCTGTCCCCGTGCAACCCGCGGAGAACGGCGACGAGTGCAACTGGCCTTGGATCAACTCGTTCCTGACGCCATTCTTCGCGGATGACGGGGCGGGCAATTCGACCCTCCCCTACTTCCTCGCGTGGTTCAAGCGGATCTACCTTGCGGCGTTGAACTCCCGCCTCGACCAAGGACAACTGCTGATCCTGCTCGGGCCTACGGGGCACGGTAAGTCGTTCCTCACCAACCAGATTGTGGCTGGTGCGCTCGGTGGGTTGGCTGATGCCAGCGACTTCCTGTCTGGGAAGACCAGCTTCAACCGCGACCTCTGCGGGGCAGCCGCTTGGGTGATCGATGACTCCACCGCGGCGGCGACCTACTCCGACCAGCGGAAATTCGTCGAGCTCACAAAGCGGTGCGTGGCCAACCCGCGCCTCGAATACCAAGCGAAATACGCAGACACGATCCCGCTCCCGTGGGCAGGTCGGGTCATGATGTCCCTGAACATCGACGCGAACTCGTTGGCTGCGCTGCCGACCCTCGACAGCAGCAACCGCGACAAGGTGATCGCCCTGCGGGTCAACGCTGGATTCAAGATGAAGTTCGGGACCAACGAGGAGAACGAAGCGCGGGTCCGACGCGAGCTACCCTTCTTCCTGAAGTGGCTCGTCGACTGGCAGCCGCCAGCCTACGTGCTCGACTCCAGCCGGTTCGGCGTGGCGACCTACATCGACTCCTTCGTCGAGGCAGCCGCCTACGACAACTCCAGCCGGAGCGCGATTGCCGAGATGATCGAGTTCTTCAGCAAGAAGGTCCGCGAGCACTCCGGCATGAAGAAGTGGCGTGGCACGCTCACCGAGTTCCAAGTCACGCTGCATGACAGCAACGGCGGTCGGGCGGTGGGCAACAGCGTCAATCTGGAGTTCATCCGCCGTGGCATGACCGTTATCGAGGAGGTCTGCTTGCACAACAAGCACATCCGCCCCGTTCGGAGCTCGGGTCGTGGTGGCGGGAAGATCTGGGAGATCGACCTGTCGTCGGAATACGACATTGACCAACCCGACATGGAAGACGGGCAACCGCCAGCTACCGAGTAATCGGATCGCGAGGGTTTCGCAGCAGCGAAATCGGCACAGTGAATTCGTCCGACTGGACTTCCCTTCCATCCGAGAGGTGCCTTGACCCTCTCGGGTGGAAGACTGCTTTCTCCGCAAACTCCTCGGCGAGAATCCAGCCGAGAGCCCAAACCGTGTGCTTGTCCTCGTGGACGCGCATGAAATAGTAGGCGTCGCACTTGGTGGCTAACTCCTCGCGCTGGTTCTCGGCAGCGTAGATCCGAGCCACGTAGTGGGGGAGCGGTCGGCTTTTGGCCTTACCTGATTTGACATCAACCCGCATCCCATTGGGGAGCTCAATGTCGTGGCTAAACCGTAGGTGGCCAACCCTCGTGCCGCCGATGATCTTGTGGGCGATGATCTCCCCCGCGCAGCCGACGTAGTTGCCAAGCCCGTGAGTCAGCGACCACTTCAGCGAGCCAAGCTCCTTAGACTCCTCACGAGCCTGCCTTCTCGTTCCGGCATCCAGCTTGGCTTCGATCATGGGCTCAGAGGAAGTTCATCATGTTGTTCCGGCCGTTTGTCCCGAAGGGGTCGAGCATGAGCCTCGGGGTGGCGGAACCCATCGCGGAAGCCGCCTCCTCGTCCAGCAGCTTGGTGCACCGCTGCCAGTGGTATTCAGCTCGCTCCAGATCCGCGTTGTCTTCCGCGATCCGGCCAAGCATACCGTGTTTGAGGGCTCCCACATTAGCGATGTAGCAAATGTCGTTGTCGTTCTCCAGCGGTTTGAACGCCCTTTTGCAAAGGACATGCACCACCGTCTGGCCGTCAGTCGCGCGGTTAATGCGGAACCGGCGGTAGCGCGTCACGCCGCTGTTCGGGCCGACCGTTGCGATAACCTCTCCCGTTACTGGGGTCAATAGGTCGAAGCTCGCTGGCAAGCCTTCAAATTGGATTGAGAGAATGTTGGTGACGTTAAAGCCGAAAGCTAGAGCAGGGTCGCTACCCGGTGCGGGGATGGTCGAAGACTCGTAGACTTTTTGCCCGTCAGAAGCTCGGACGACAATACTGCTCCCATCAGTCTCAGGGTCCCACGTATTGTTGCGGTAGTCAGACGCGGAGGGGAATACGACGAGTTCGTCCACTCCCTCCTCCGGAAGCTGACGCATGGTAGGCCAATACCCAGCGTCGATGAGGCCCCACGAGATATCCCCGGAGTCGTAGGAGCTACCGACCGATCGGTAGTCGTGCCAGAGGGAGCGAGCCGGAACCGGGTATCCGTCAACCATGACGTGCAGAATGGCATCCGCGTCGTCGGGCAGGGTGACGTGTGAGTCAACCACTGGCAGGCTGTATTGGACCGTGAGATCACGGTAGGTTCCGGTGCTGTAGATGCGGGCCAGAACCTGATTGAGGCTCGCAAGGAAATCCCCACCCGGCTCGGTGTATTCGCCGAGCAGGTTGCGGAGCTGGACAGTGGTCAGGGCGGGCATGGGTGGTATGCTAGCCGATTACCGGATGGGGTTCAACGAGAAAGGCGTTTTTCCACAGCGGACAGGAAGTCTACGTTTCCGCCAACCTCAGCCTTTTTAGCGCCTTCCACTTTCTTCGCCTCGGGTTTCTTATTCGCCTCGGCTTTCTTCTTCGCCTCGACTTGTTTCCGGTATTCGACTTCCTCTCGGAGGGCAGCAGCAGTCTCCTCCATCCTAGGGGCGACGCCGGACCGGTCCCTCTTTGCGGCTAGGTACTCGTCGTTTTTGAGGAACTCATCCGCCGCTTCCGCAAACTTGCGCTCCCGAATCAGCTTCTTGGTCTTCGGCGATCCAGAAAGATCGCCTCGGTAATAGCTGCTAACGACGTAGGACTTGAGCTTCGGACTCATTTCGGAGAACACCTCCCCGAGCTGAGCGTCAGATGCAGCAAGCTCCGCTTTGCGTTTGATGTCCCCAACAGCGATCTCAAGAGCCTGTTCTTCGGTTAGGGTTTTGCCTTTGTAGGGGCTGGCGTTTAGCGCAGCTAGACTGCCGTCACCAATCAAGGTGCCATAACCGATCGTCCAATTTCCGGAGCCGTCATCATAGGGCACTCCTTCGAAACCTTCATGGCGTTTGATTAGTTTTTTGATGTCCTCCATCGGGAGATCAAACGTGCGGGCGATTTCCTGCGCCCTTTTGGGCGAGACTTTTGGCTTTACAAGGATTGGTTCCATAGGTTCAAGAGTTCTTTTTGATCTTCACGGCACCAGTGTGCAGCTCCTTCTTGAGCTTCTGCTGCTGCTTCGGGGCGAGGGGTGACACTTTGGACAGGAGGTAGGCTACCTGCTTTTTGGTTTTCTCTTTCATGAGGTCACTGTCTAGCAATAAACCCCTCGGCCGTGCAAGGGTCAAATCCTTCGTCCGGCCAAATTTTAGCCCCCACGTAGTAGTTCCAGTGTTTGGATCGAGGGGGCGGCTCCAGTCTGACACCCGGTAGGTTAGGTCCCGATCCGTCGTAGTCGTGGACGCCAACCGACTCCCCGAGGAGCGGAACTACCTTGGAAGCAAAATACTGCTCATCGTTGTTGTAGTGAGCTCCCTGTCCGTCCATAGTCGGTAGGGAGAACGGTTTGCGTGAATTGAAACAGCTAAGGATCACAGCGTTCCGGTGGTGGGGGTGGTCCCTCACGATGTGGTAGTCCAACCCAGTGCTCACCCACTGGTCGAACATCTCATGGTCCCTTAGAGTCAACCGGCTGTCGGCATCCCGGATACCTACGAAATCAACGCCCTTCTCCTCCAGTGCTTTGAGACGCCACCGCATACCCTCGTGGTTGTCGCCGCGAGGAACCTCAATTACCTCTGCGAGGAGATCTTTAAGCCTCCTCACTACAGTGGGATCTACTGTGTCGTCCACGTAGAACCGAGCAATGAACCCCGGATAGATGTGCCGGATTGCCTCAGCGTTGCGGAACGCACCCTCTACGTACATCGGGTCTTTCCCATACAGGCTGTAGGACATAATGCCCGTCTGAACTTGCTCCGGTTTCCGCAGGTTATGGAGCCGAGTCGGCGGCACCTCACAGATCATTCCTATGTTCAGGTGTCCGGGTGGGTGGACTTTGGTGCCGTAGTTCCGAATGTTGGTTTTGTGTAGGTGCCACAGTCGAATGTCATCCGCAAGGTTCACGACAGAGTAGCCCGCGTGGCGAGCTAGCCAAGCAAGGACCCAGTCACAGTTCAGGCATCCCGGAGAAAAATCGAGCCACTTCATCGGACGGATGTGGCCAGTGAAGATCCAAACGTCCTGCCCAGTGAACCACATGCCGTGACTGCAAGTCCCAACATCACGCCGAGTGACGACGAACATGAACTGTCTCCAGTCGGCTCCGTTCAGCTTGGCCAAGTCGCCTGCATCAAAAAAGCAGTCAGAGTTGATGACGATCGTTCGATCGTGCGGGCTGGTGAGTAGCGAGTTGGCGACGTTGAAAATCTCTCCGTATGTGGGTCTTGCTGAGTCCGTCTGTATGTAGCGCAGTTTCTCAGACTCCGGAAGTCTACTCTTTGTGTCCTTGGACACAATCAGCACGACCTCGTCGATGTCTGGGTTCTGGACATTATTCCACAAAGCCTCGCCCACCTCTGCCTGACGAGCAGGGGCTGCGTCCCAGTAGAGAGCTATGAGTCTGGTCTTCATGAGCGTGTTTGTCTTGGGTTGCTAGGGTTTCCGGAAAACAGCGCACAGATCATCCCAGCGACTGGATGTCACTCGGGTGTCGTAGATCACCGCGTCAGGGAATCTGCTTTTGAAGACGTCAAGGTCCCAAATATCCTCGATCACATAGACGCCACCCGAGTTCAGCTTCGGCCATAGCAGATCGAATGTTTTCACTTGATCGTCAATTAGGTGGCTGCCGTCGTCGATTACGATGTCCCAGTTGCCTCGGCAATCCAGTGCTGCGACAGCTTCTGGGTTGGTTGCATCACACACCAGAATCTCTTCTCCTTTGAATATCACGGAATCAGTAGTGATGTCCAAACCTAGGATTTTGGCTTCTGCCCCTAGGAACCTACGCCACCCAGCGAGGCTGCACCCAGAGAACACCCCGATCTCCAGCAGGCTGCACGCCGAATCTCTGAACTTAGAGAGCTCGGTATCATACATTTTAGAGTAGTCATGGACTGTCGTTTTATCAGACCCGAAGCTACACCAAAGATGAGATTCCCCAGCAAAAGCCTCAACGAAGTTGGCCGGTCTCCTCGCGCCACATACTGCAGCGGTAGACGACCCGAGAGAGATTGCAGCAGCCCGCCACACTGAACTCCTGCCACTAATCCACCAAGCGTGGTCACACAAGAGAGCGTCGTATGGGCCAAATACGCATGGGTTGGCGTTGAGCCTAGAATTAACCCAAACTTCCGCCGCATGGCGGTAACCGAGGCTATGTGGGTTGCAGTGCGTAATACAGTCCACAAACTGTATTACGTAGTCGTCGATTGGGGTAAGCTGGTTCACGAATCCTGCCGTAGTCCACCAAAAGTTTCCCGGAAAGTAAGGAGCAGGGAACCCGCCACGTGACCATGAAACCCCAGCACAGTTGTGACCCATGCTTAGTGATTGGACCATTCTTTCCCATTTTGTGAGGCACCAAGCATTCATCAGCCACCGCCACATCGTGCTGATCCATGACGGGTTCGATACCCCCTTAGTGTGGAAATACAATACGGGTGTTTCTGGGTCGAGTGATGCGCATTTTTGCTGCATCCACCTCTGGGTCGGGATCTCAAACTCCTGTAGGTTAGACCCGAAATGGCGAACCTCAATGCTGAGGCCCAAAGTGTGGGCCACATGGTAGATGAAGCCGTCCTCATACTCATCCCCGAGGAACCCAATGTGAACGGTTCCGGGGAACTTCGCTTTTGCGAGAAGGGAAAGCTGCTCGGTCAAGACCTCCCGCCAGTGACCCATCCCTGCTACGTGATAAAATGCTTGTGGTGTTTTCATTCGTACCAGCCGGTTGATTGCCACCAGTTCTCACGGGTACTCTTCCCAGAAATATTCGAGCTGCTAGCCGCCTGCCCGCAAATCCAAGGCTCTACAGCCAAGATCTTGTGCTGGCGGAGCTCGTGTAGCTTGCCTAGTTGGTGGTCGATGTGCATGAAGTAGGGCTTCTTCTTCGGACAGCCGCACTCGTGGTCGTGTTCCGTGTAGGCGTCGATGTAGTCTGGAGCGTGGATGATGTGCTGCGAGAACTTCACCATGAACCTCTGGTTGACCGCAAAAGCGTGGGTCCGGTTCACATTCCGGCATCGGACGATGCCATCCCGGTATGGCCACGGCGGGCCAGCCTCTTTCCACAGATGCTGCCCTCCGAGGTAGAGTTGATCCCAGTCGCCAGTATTGAGCTGCTCCATGATCTTTGGTAGTCGTTCAGCGAAGTCTGGGGCGAAAATAGCGTCATCCTCGAACACGAGGTAGTTGGGCAGCTTGTCGAGTAAAGCGTCTTGAGCTACTCGGAGGTGGCTCATCAAGCATCCCCAAGCTCCAGTTCCCGAACGCCACCAAGCGGGCTCGAAACACTTGTCCCCCTCGATTGCTCTGTAGCGTTCGAAGCCAGTGATCCCAGCAGCTGCAGCGCGTTCTTGGAACTGCTCCCAGCGGTCGGGTCGGATGTCGAGGTTCAGCACGAAGACTTTGCTGAAGTATTCTCGTAGGTCGATCATGGTCTTGTGATTATGAAGCTGCCATTAGGTATGTGGTTCACAAAACGAACAGTGCTTAGGTATTCTGCATTTGTTTCAGGAGTATATTGTACTGGATACCCATTTGCAGCAAGCCATTCACCATAAGTAAATGCATTATCTGATAGTCCGCTACTTACCGTTCCGCCCTCGTGAGTGGTTACGACGCCGTCGCTCCACTCAACCCTAGCCTCCCAAGTCCCCGTAATGTAGTCGTTCCAGCCGTCAAACACGTCCACAAAAACTTCACTGCCTACCACAATACTGTTTCGTGGGAATTCATCCGTAGGGAATAGATCTCCGAGCGTATCGATAAAGATCGTAACATCTCTGAAACCAGTTGTGAACGGCCAAGGCCCTGTGTTTGGAGTGTACATATCGCCGACGTATTGGCCTACGTTCCATTGGGTGTCGCTCAGCACTACTGGGCCTTCGCCCGGTAGTGCGAGGCTGATTCGAAGATCGTCATCGGTCAATGAGGTGGCTGTCACCCTAATCTCTACTACGTATGGGGCATCCCCGAAACCAGAACCAGAACCAGAACCAGAACCAGAACCAGAACCAGATCCTGTAGAAGAATCCGACAGGGAGCCGCTCAAGGAGTCCGACAGGGAGTCACTCAAGGAGTCCGACAGGGAGTCACTGGCCGACCCGCTCATCGAGCTGCTCATCGACTCACTGACCGACCCAGAAGACTTGGCGCTTCCGTAGCTCATTCGGCGGGGTAGGCAGAGTTGAGGAACTTCTCGTTGGCGTCGAACTGCGCCTTGCTACGCTCGGGCATGTCGTATCCGGCAAATCCTCGGCGGACTCCGGTCAGCTTCAGGGTCACCTTGCTGGGGCGGCGGTCCTTGCGGGCGTAGGCTGACAGCGTCAGGGTGTCGCCGTCGACGGAAGCGCCGACGGGGTAGGGTTCAGGCCCGCAGGGAGCGCCGGTAACGGCGATGCTCCCCTTCTCACAGACGTGCAGGAAACGTGGATCGATCTTCACTTTGGTTTCGCGGCCGACAATAGGCACATCCCGCAGCACGAAGTCAAACAAAACTTCATTGCTCTCCATGGTGAAGAGCGCACCGTAGCCTTTGGGGTGCCACGGCATCGGGACGATCGCAGTGGATTTGTCGGAGCCGGAATCGCTAGTTCCACCAGATCCGCCGGAGCCGCCGGAGCCACTAGAGCTCGACGATTCCTCTAGGACCGCAGTAGTAATAACGCCGTCCTTTCTAGTAGGGTAGGTGAATGACCTCTCCTTGAAAGGGTTGAACGGGGTGACGTTGATGGGAGCGGATGGGAATACATCGGGGAACCCAGAAAGAGACCCGTTACCGATGCTGGCGTTGTAATCTCTTAGGAAGAGACTATCTGCCAAAAACCCTCCACCCTTCAATTCGCTGTCCATAACGTTATACGTCTAGTAAACAGAGAGGCTTACGAATTTGACCACCCTCACTTCGTAGAGGCCGAGCGGCAGCTTTCTCACGTCGGCGTTGACGAAAGCAGTTACAGGACCGACGCCACCTTCTGTAGGTGGGAGGACGGTAGTGCGTAATCTTTTCAAAATCCCAGAGGTGTTAGTTCCGGTATTGAGTTCAGGATTATCGTTTACCGTGATGTTTATCTGATTATGAACGGAGGCTGGGACTTCAATCTCACGAGCAAACGCCTTAGACTGGTTACTATCAGGAGACGAATAAGCCCACGCAGACACCATACCGATGGTCTCACGACGCGGAGAGTTTAGGGTAGCCATACCTGCAGTAAGTTCTGCAATAGTGGCTCCGGGATTTGCTGTGATCCTCCTAGTAATTGTCGCAGGATATGGTCCGCTTTTTGGCTCTTTCAGCTTGAACTCAAAATAAAAATCCTCGTCAAAAGCTGGAGGAGCTGCAGATCCTGTGGCCCAAGCACTAACATATACGATGTTAACCGCCAACAACTTGGGCGGGAAAGCGTAGTTCACAAACGTGGGGAGGTCCTCCAGCGACCTATCGGCGTCATCACACGTCTGCGTTATCTTTACATCGTAGAAAGCGTTTCCGCTCCTGAATTCAACAGTCCTTCCCGGCGAGCTCTCACCTCCACCCTCTCCTGCACCACGAGGAACTACCTCTTTCACGACCGTAACCGGTGTGTCCAACTCATCGTTGTGGAACACCTCAACAGACCTACCTACAATGTACCTCTTCTTCAGGACATAGTAAAGCGAATCGAGCTCTGTGTCAGTCCTCGAAATTGAGTAACCAACTGGAACCATTCCGGGCGGCAAAGAGAAGTCTGGAGAGTTGATGTCATCGACGTCCAGCGGGTTTATGACGTCTTGACCGTCTGACCTAGGCAGGATGTAGGTTCTGGTCGCCTCGTCTCCGTTAAACTCCAGATTGTATTTGTCCTGCGCGGCTCGCTTGGCTGCGTAGTAGTATTGGTAGAGCTGCCCTTGCTCGTCCGCCGTCTTGACGTAGACGAGCTCGTGATCTGGCCACCGCTTGGTGTCGGGGTGTGGGGTTCCGTAGGGCGGGATCTCCGCACCGACGCGTTGGGCGTCTACCGTCTCGACGAACAGGATGTCTTGGACGTTCGGTGATAGGAACGTCAGGACACGCTGCCTGCTTGGGGCGAGTTTGTTGGCGGCTACTGGCATTGTGGGGTTGCTTGTTAGGTCTAGACGAGCCGGACGCGGGCCTTCTTGAGGGTAGAGTCCCACCACACGTCCCCAACCTGCACTCCACCACTGATAGCGGCTGACTCACCTGCGAACGCGCGGAGTACCGTAATGGTGCCTGATGACTCTGGGTAACTCCAAGTGTAAGAATCAACACCTTGAGTGAAAGTCTGATAAAACCCACCAACGTCCAAAGAATGACCCAAAGAGTCGTTTAGCTTTACAGTAGGGAGCGTGAGTGGCTCAGATAAAAAACTGTTGCTGGATGCTCTTAATACTTTTCCGGGGTTGGTGACGCCGTTGGTTGTAGTGTCAGTAATATCGGCACTGACATGGGTATGGCCGCTAAGTGAGATCGTCCCAGAGGCATCAGGAAGCGTGTAGGTGCGAGTCGCCGTCAGCGTGTCTGGCGGGTGGATACGCGCAACAAACGCCCCGCGAAGCCATGCGATCGCGCCCTTCAGTCGCTCGATGTAGGTAGCGTCTGAAGATGACGTCGGGCCGAACTCTGCATGGTAGTTGCCGGTCGTTGTCCGAGCCCTAATGCCAGCGGCAGTTCCGGTGTTCTCGAAGTAACCAGCCGCCCCAGTGTCGGTAACGGCCACAAGCTCGCCGCGTGGGCCGTAGCGGGCCAGCTTGCCCGCGCTGTCTGAGGTATCCCCGATGCTGCTCAGCCCGTTGACCTTGACGATGAAAGCCCCGTTGTTGGCGTTAACTCGCTCGACGCGTGCGACCGGCTGGATGTTCTCAGCTGGTTGGGTCGCCGTCAGTCCGCCGCCCTCGGCGACGTAGAGCTCGGCGTTGACCGAGTAGGCGTTCGTGTTGGTGTCAGTAATGGTCCCAGTGATGACCATGTGACCGGTGGCATTCGCGACCACAGCGGAGTCCATGACGCCGACGGCGGGCATCTTCGCGGAATTGGCCGCATCGGCCTTCGAGACGATGGCGATTAGAGACGACCCAGAGCCGTGCGAGCCTGAGACATAAACCGGATCACCTTTCGCGAGGTTCTCTCCGGCGCGGATGTGCGCGTAGACAGAGCCCGCCAGATTCCCGTGGATGTGCGGGGCGGTCAGGGTGCCACTTACCGTAGCCGTGCTGGTTGTTATATTTGAGATCGAAAGGTTGGCTGTGCCGTCACTCGTAGTGGTAGAAGTAATAGAGTTAGGCCCCGGAGGGCCTGCTGGACCTACAGTACCTGCTGGGCCTGTAGCTCCGATAGGGCTGATCACAATAGTGTAGTCCCCGTTGTCGTCGACGGTCAGGGCATACGGCGGGTCAGGCGTTACAGAAAGATCGTAGGTAGGTGGCATCTCGCGTTACGGGATGGTTTGGGTGATGTTCGCCTCGACGTCGACCGTGCCGTAAAGGAGCCTGCGGGTAACGGGCTCTGCGCTAACGGGGTCCCTCGTCCAAAACAGGTCCCATTGATATTGGCGTGCGGAGCTCAGCAGGAGGGTGTCCTCGCGGGTGAGGATCAGTGAGATCTTGCCATTCGTCAGGGGCGTCAGCTTGTCCGTATGGAATTCGGCGACCAGAGGCTTCCTGTGCGCCTCTCTGACTTCAGCGGAAAAAGAGTCGTCAGCAGAGAGCGTGATAGGGACTCCTGAAGAATCCTTGATCTGTAACGCGAACCGTTTATCGGCTCCTCGTTCGATGGTGAGGTCAAGTCGCGCGGCGCTCATGGAAGTGTCGAATCCTAGGCACTGATCGCGCCTACGTCAAGACTTGGACGTCGACCAAGCGCACAAAGCGTCGGCGTAGACTCGCGCGAGCTCTTCGCGGGACGCCGAATACAGGTCTGTCTCCGAGGTGTTCGAGCCGAAGAAGGGCTCTAGGATCACCGCGGGGCAAGGGGTGCGCCGCAAGAAGCCAGCCCCGCGGCTCGTGGGATCGCAAGGCTTGACGCCCCGCTTGGTGGATTTGGGGAACCGGCGGGAGTGCTCCGTCAAGAAGCTCTTGGCCAACCGCTCCGATCGTTTGCTCGAACCCCAGTAGAGGTATTCGTAGCCGTTCGCGCTGGCGGAGGCGCTATTGAAGTGGAGCTCAACAGCTGCATCGGCACGCAGAACCCCGACCTGTGCGGCCACCCACCGCATCGCATCGTCGTAGTTGTCAGCGTCGTAGCTGTCGATGACGTGCGCCGAATGTCCGCGCTCGCGCAGGATCTCGGCTACCCGCATGGCGAGCGGGGTGTTGAAGGCGTGCTCTGTGACGCCTTGGGTGTTGACTGCCCCTCGGTCGCCGCGGCGCGAGTGGCCTACGCAAAGGGCGAAGATGCTCATTTCCTCTTGAGGGTTCGGTAGAGTGTTACGAGACCAATGATGATACCAATCAGCAATGACGCGACCCGGAGAATGTATTCGACCTGTTCCTGCAGGGACGTCACCAGCCCGAAGGTGAGAGCGTAGAACCCGATGAACGGATCGAAGAAGCGGTTGAGGACGGTGTCAGATTGGTGATTCATTTGGAGAAACCTACAATAACAGCCTGCCGGAAACTGTAGTGGCTGTGGAACTTCTGGCCCCTTCCGCGAACGAGACCCTCCTCGAACCGGTAATCGTGACCATCAATCAGATGAACCGTGGGAGGATCGTATAGCGCGCTCTCGTTTGCGCGCGAGTCTTTGTTGAAGCCGGAGGATACGCAGCTTGGCAGCAGGAGAGCCGTCGTCAGCGAGGCGATCAATTTCATCTTCCAAGCGGTCGATCTCGGTTTCAAGAGACCACCGCACCCAAGCTACGTAGGCTTCGAGTGCGGCGGTCAGGGCGGCGACGACGTTCACTTGGAGTCAGCGGCCTTGATCAGACCGATGCCAGAGGTGAGTCCGGTGACGAGAGCCGCCCAATTCGCGGTGCCGGTGTTGATGAACTCAACAGCAGCGTTGGCGATGGCGGCGACGATAGTGGCGATTCCAAGGGCAGTAGTTTTCATGTTCAGCTGGGGTTAGCGTTTGGCCATTCCGCGCTCGACGGCAGCCATGAAGTTTGCGGGTTCTTCCTCTTCCTCTTCCTCTTCCTCCATTTCGGGCTCCTCTTCCTCCATCTCTTTTTCAGGAAGGGGCATGCCGTCAACGGCAAGGGCGTAGAGCTGGCCGTCGCGGACCTCGAAGGTCACGGGGAGCTCGAACTCGGGTTCTTTGGGGACTTCAAGTCCCTCGGGCATAGGGATGTAGGCAGGCATGGTCGTGAGAGCTGGATGCAGTGTCGGTGAAAAAATTCTCTAGGTCAAGGTGATTCTGGGCTAAAGAAGCCCGCCTCCTGCGGCGATTTCACGGCGCAGGAGGCGAGGTGGTCGGTGGGGGTCATGGCATTATGGTTTACGGAAGACTGCTCGGTTGCCCGTTACGCGGTAGAGGAATCCTGATGGCAAGGCAGAATCGGCATCTGCGGCGGCATCGTTCGCGT